CTCAAATTCTCTAATTTTGAGCGGTCGTGAAAAGAACCCTTGCAACGAGTCATCACCACTCTCCGTCGTTTTATACGTAGAGTCAGGTTGACTAATAACATTGTAATCCCAAGTAGGATTCTGGTCACTAAAAGTTGTAATCTCCGATTTAGTCGTGGAGTTCCCGACATTTACATTTACATTAAATTTACTAAGTCTATTTATTTACACGATCGCAAAGTTGACTCAAACCTCGCGTCAGTTATGTACATTGTGTGCTAGCGAAACACTCCCCTAAATAGGGGTAACTCGTAAGTTACTAATCATGCAAAGCCTAAGCAGTATGTAAAGTACATATCACACATTACTTGGTATCCATATACATGATTTACGTTTGCTATTCCGTAGACACCAGCGCTACCTGGTGGGTGAATTTATTTATTGACGATATCACCTAACGTCTGTGGGCCCACTAATAGTGGGCCTTCCAATTCGATACACGTTCTCCATACGTGATATCTAAATCGGTGCAGATGTGAGATATATCACACTCAGCAGCAACTTGCTTCATCAAAGTACGTTGCTCTTCGTATTTCTTCTCACCATGATTGAACCATTCTCTCAATGCTCCGTCAATGTTCGTTGCACATGCCTGCTGCTCAGTCAGAACTTCGTTCTTACCTCGCATAAAGCAATGCAACGACTTGTAGATGGATTTATCAAGAAGGGCTCCAACGTGCACACCCAATTGAGGATGATACACGCTCGTTCGTTTCAGGAACTCAAACTCCTCCGGTGGGAGAAAATCGAGTAGTTCGGATTCCTTGTCGGGCATAGTATACACTTGCCCATAGCGTCCCAAAAATTCAGAACAACCTTTGATGGTGAATTCAACTCCTTCTTTAGCGGAGCCAATGTTATCATCACCATACGTCATGACTGCTACACACTCACGGAATTTCAATGAATGTGAGTTGTTTGAATAAAAGTAGCATCGTAGATTCAAAGATCCACAAATGCCATTCAAAACAGCTGTCAATGAATTGCCACTGATGTGTGTGCCCTCTGTCAGTCCGATGAGGTCACCATTGAATGCAATGTAAGCAAAGACTAAATCTCCAGTCATCGCTTCCATCACACGGATATCTCCATCCGTGTAATCGCATTCTTTGGCAAAATCAATAAGCATGCGCAAAGCGGCGAACAACAATTGTGAAGGCAACTTTTGATCGTACTTGCCATAATCACCTCCAATAAGGCGATCCATGCCAAATTTAGTCACGTGTTGATGAAACTGCTCCCATTCGGGGCCATGAGA